TGCGGAGTCTACCATGAACGAGGCTATCCGCTGGCAACGGTTGTTTGGCGGTTCCCTTATCATTGTAGGTGCCATGGACGGCAGGAAGCCAAGTGAAGCCCTACGGGAAAACCAGATAAAGAATATAGAGTACCTGAAGGTGGTGGACAGAACGGATGTGGTCATAGGAAGGTCTGTCCTTGACAAGAACATAAATTCCCCCACCTTTGGCAAGATCCTCCAATATTACATCAACTACCATGTATCGGACGGTTCCTATATTCCTATGCTTGTTCATCATACGAGGATCATCCCCTTCTTCAACGACCCCATCCCTGCACGGGCGCAGTTGGGCGTGACGTGGGATAACCGTTATTGGGGTATGTCCAGTCTTCAATCCATCTACGAGACTTTGAGGGATCTCGGTGGCATAACTCAATCCACCCTGAACTTGCTTTATGAGTTCATCATCGCCCGGTTCAGGATCAAGGATTTGTCTAAGATCATGCAGTTGCCTAATGGTGAGGCTCTTATTACCAGCAGGCTTCAGGTGATGAATGCCACTAAGTCCATTATCAATGCCGTTATCATGGATTCCGAGGATGACTTTGAAAGGCAGTACGCTACTACGGCAGGGCTTCCTGAACTGATTGACCGATTCATGCTTATGCTTGCCGGTGCTTCGTCCATTCCTGTCACCCGTCTATTCGGACGTTCCCCTGCCGGTCTTAACGCCACGGGTGAGAACGACCTACGGAACTATTATGACATGGTGGAGGCCAATCAGAGGAACCGCCTGCTCCCTTCTGTTACTCGCCTGATCCAGCTTATCTGTGCTTGGAAGAAAGTGTCCACAGTTCCTAAGATCACGTTCAATAGCCTCTACCAGCTTTCCGAGGAAGAGAAAGCCAAGATAGAGAAACTGGAAGCCGAGACGGAGAAACTGGAAGCGGACAAGTGGAAAGTGTATGTAAATATGGGAGTCATGGACCCAGATGAGGTACGGCAGGATGAGTTAGGGTTGGAAGGTTCCGTGCCTGATCCAGAACCCACTCCTATAGAACTGGCAACCCTTGAGGCCACAAAAACTTCTACCGCTGCCTTGCTGAATCCCCCCGCTGAGAAGCCTGTACCGGAAAAGAAGGCTCCTCCGAAGGTAGCCAAGTGAACTACGCCAACGAATTCAAAATCCTCCTGAAGCACTATCGACAGTCACAGACCGCCGCATGGAGGAAGAAGAACCGTAACCCCAAGATGCCCAAGCCGTTGTACCCGATAGCTATAGAAATAAATTACGGTAAAGCAATATCCGGCTTGCAGAGACATATTGTTGATTTTGCCATGTCGAAGTTGGCAACTCGTCTGCCTCGATGGGTAAGGCAGGCCAAGGGGGACAATATCAAGTTGGACGCCTTCCCTGATGAGTTTGAGGTGTTTCTGAGGGAACTGGAAGCGGAGGTACTGCTTCTTTATGGAGTGTCATTGGCTGTTCCTGTTTCGTCTATTGGGTTGGTTCCTACTGCAATTCCGTCTATTGGGGGAGTGGCCCTATCCACGGGTAATGTCGGGCAGATCATCCATCATGCCGCTACCAAGCTCTTTGGATTCGAGGAGATGCAGTGGAGGAAGCAGCTATTGGCGGTGACGGGGCAGGAATTCCAGATGAGTGCCGCGCCATGGTGGCAAGAAGCGGTGACATCATGGGAAAACACCAATTATAGACTAATCAAGAGCCTCAGTCAGGAATACGTGCAGAAATTGAACACGTTGGTGGTGACGGGGATTCAGTCTGGTTGGACTGAACAGGAAATGACGGCTCAGATCAAGATCCTATCAGATAGGATAACCGGGGCACGGGCACGGTTGATTGCTAGGGATCAGGTAGGGAAATTCAATAGTGCCCTCGCCAAGGCACAGTACGAGTATAGAGGCGACAGAACGTATATGTGGAATACGGCACGGGATGAGCGGGTGCGAGGCAATCCCATGGGAAAATACCCCAAAGCGATTCCCAGTCACTGGATAATGGACAACCTGATTTGTCGATGGGATGACCCCACCTTGTATTCAGATGATATAGGCAGGACATGGAAGAAACGTACCCCTAATATGCCACAAGTCCATGTAGGGCAAGAAATTTGTTGCAGATGCCTTCCATCGCCGTTCTTTGTGGAGATTATAGATGCCGTAGATAAAGAGATTGAGGAGGGACTGTAATGCAAGTAGGTGACGATATTTTGGATGCCATTCGGGTTGCTGTGGAGAGCATTGACTATGGGCAGATTGTGATAAACGTGAACTCCTCTGGCAAATATGTAGAGATTTCCACCCTGAAGAAGGAACGGGTGAAGAAGGAAGGGGACTCAGGTTCAATCACAGGGAAGATAAAGGCATATAGGACCGACAGCGCATATTGACATTTTATGATACGCAATATATGGTATAGGAATCTCTATTCAGGGGGTTCCTGTGGAAAGTGATTATGGGGTTTTTTCTCAATTTTTCAAGTACGACGGTAACACGGGGGAAATTTTTTATAAAGATAATATAGAATTGAATGGTTCTAAAGCGGGGAAAAGAGCAGGACATGTGAAGTATAAACCAAACAACAGAGGAGGGTATCGTATAATTCATTTACATAGAAAAAATTATGCAGAACATAGAGTTGCATGGCTACTTCATTATGGTGTATGGCCTACTATGGAGATAGATCACATAAATGGCGTGAGAGATGACAATAGAATAGTGAATTTGAGGGATGTATCTCGGAGAATAAACGCACAGAATAAGATTTGCCATCGACAGAATAGGATATTAGGAGGAACGTCCAATAGAAAGGGAAAGTTCACTGCTACTATACATATAAATAGTAAAATGTATTACTTAGGCACGTACTCTACAATAGAAGAGGCGTCAAAAGTGTACATCCAAGCCGCTGAAAATGCTGAGAAAGGTATTCTGCCCGATAATGTATCTGCTGTCCGAGGTACTTTTTACAAAAAAAGTAGGGGGGTATGGGGAGCTGCTATATTCGTAAAGGGACAACGTATTCCATTAGAAGGGGAATTTCTGACAGAAGAAGAAGCCCATATTGCCTTCTTGGATGCCAAGGATCAAATGAAAAGGGGTGTTGTATTTGTTAAGAAGGAGAAGAAAGGCTGTTATTACAATAAAATAAACAAGAAATGGAATCCAAGGATAAATATAAAAGGCAGAACTTTGAGCTTAGGGTATTACAATACATATGAAGAAGCTCGGGAAAAACGACTGGAAGCAGAGCGACTAAAGGAACAAGGTTTGCTATAGAAGTTAGCTCTATACTGCTATTGACTTTATTTGATTTTGGTGATACTATCCTTTTAAGTATAGAGAAACTGGAATATATGGAGGCTCATATATGGCTAAAGGTGCTGGTGCTACGGTTCCCGGTAAAGGCCCCGCTAAGGGTGGAATGCCCATGAAGAAGGGTGAGATGCCCACCAAGGGTGGCAAGGGCTGCGATGGTTGTGGCGGAAAGAAGAAGGGGAAGTAGATGCCTGTGGTTCATCGAATAGACAGAGTTGACGCGCCTACGTGGGCAACTCAGAAGTTCGAGAGAACTCCCGAAGGCTACCTGAAGGGTCAGGCTTGTGTCACTCAGATTGGTGTTTTCAGTTACATGCAAGCGGATGGGTCCGTTATAAGGGAATTGCGTCTACCGGAAGAAGTTTTTGCTCAGAAGTCCATGGACTCTTTCAAACTGCTCCCCGTTACCTTGGACCACCCGCTAGAGAAGGTAACTTCTGAAAACGTCAAGGAGTACCAAGTAGGCAATCTTGGGGGCAACCCTATGAATGTTGATAATATCTATTTCACTATCGACATGATAATTCAGGATGCCAACGCCGTCAGTGAAGTGATGGCGGGAAAGAGGGCTTTGAGTGTTGGGTACGATTGCGAGATTGATCCTACTCCGGGTGTGTGGGGAGGAGTCAATTATGATGTTATCCAGCGTGGAGTGTCCGCGAACCATGTGGCCCTGTGTAGCGCTGGCCGGGCAGGGGATGCCGCCCGTATTCGCTTGGATTCCACTGATGCCATTTTAGTACAGGATTCTCAGAAGGAGGATAGAACGATGCCGGAGATGAAGAAGATCAAGATCGACGGCGTGGAGTACGAGGGAGAAGCCAAGATTCTCGAATCGTATACTAACGCCATGACGAAGGCCGATTCTCTTCAGACTGCCCTCGATACGCTTACTGCCGACAAGACCAAGGTAGAGGCCGAGAGGGACACACTGAAGGATACGGTTGAGAAGGCTGATGCGAAGATCGCCGAACTTGAGGCTGCGAAGGTGGATAGCAAGGCCGTGGAAGCCGCTGTTGCCCGTAGGGTGAAGGTTCTTGAGGCTGCGAAGTTCGCTGAGGTTGAGGTGAAGGATGGGATGTCCGAGGCGGAAATTCAGAAGGCTGTGATCCTGAAGATTTTTCCCAAGGCTAACCTAGATGCCAAGGATCAGGTTTACATTGATGCCCGCTTTGATGGTGCCGTGGAAACCTTTGAGAAGGATGCGGATGCTCAGACCCGTCAGCTTGGGACTGAGACTATTGTGGATGGCAAGGACAAAACCGAGACGGTTAGTGCTGAGAGCGCCCGCCAGAAGTACCTTGACCGCCTGAGCAAGAAGAAGTAAGGGGGAAGGCATGGCTGCATACGGCACTATGGATTCCGCTATTCTGGGCCTGCCCTATGGGCTGGAATTTGAATGTGAGAGTTATCCGGCTGCGGCTGCGATCACTCCCGGACGGCCTGTTTACCAGACGCCCGGTACGGTTGATTCCGTCCATTCGACCTATGTAGTGGGTGATGTGTTTCTTGGTATCGCTGTAGCGAACCAGATGTCCCATGTTGGGGATGTTGGAACCTATGCGATTTATGATGTGGTGAATGTCCTTACCATTGGCAAGATTTGGGTGCAGGTTTCCGCTGCTGTTTCTACGGCTCCTGTCGCGGCTTATGCCACGGCTGCGGGTCTGTTCAGCACTACGGCTTCCGGCAACTATAATGGCGGCGCGATGTTCCGCACTCAGCAGGCTACGATCAGTGGTCTTGCTGTGATCGAACTGTTCGGCGCGAAGCTCGTGGCGTAAGGAAGGAGGTATAACATGGAAGCTAGAAAAGATGCTATGAACCTCGACGCTAACGAGTCGGCTTTTTTCAAGAGGCAGCTTGAGTACGTCAAGGCTCAGTCTTATGATGTGAAGTGGGCTGAGAACAAGGCCCTCGCTCTGTTCCCGGTGGATTCGTCCGCTGGTCCCGCTGCCACGGAAATCACGTGGCGGCAGTATACCCGTGTCGGTATGGCGAAGATGGTTTCGGATTATGCTCAGGATTTCCCCCGTGTGGATGTCTATGGCGAAGAGTTCACGGTCAAGCCGCATGACATCGGTGCCGCTTACGGTTACTCCATTCAGGAGATCCGCAGGGCGCAGATGGCAGGTTTCCCCCTTGAGACTCGTCGGGCGGATGCCACTCGTAGGGCTATTGAGGATAAGATCAACACGATTGCCTTCTCGGGTGATAGTGCCACGAATCTCAATGGATTCATGCAGTATACGGGCAATACTGAGTTCACTCTCACCTCTGGTGTGGGTGGCTATACGTGGGCGCTCAAGACTGCCGACGAGATCCTTGCTGACATGAATGGTATGGTGTATGCGGTGCTTGCGGCCACGAACGGCGTTGAGCAGCCTGATACCATGCTCCTTCCTCTCGCGCAGTACAATGCCATTAAGACCAAGAGGCTTGGGACGTACAGTGACACCACGGTCATGGAGTATTTCCTCAAGACCAATCAGTACATCAAGCGTATTGAGTGGCTGGTTGAGCTTGCTACGGGCAGTGATACTGCGGGTACTCGTGCCATGGTGTTCAAAAACGATGCGGATCACCTTCAGTTGATCCTTCCCGTTCCGTTTGAGCAGTTCGATTATGACAAGGAAGGGATGGCGTACACTATTCCTTGCCTTGCTAGGATTGCGGGTATTGTGGAATATTACCCGGCAGCCGTTGGATTTTGCGATGGCATTTAGCTAACCACTTGCGCTATCGTAGTGATGAATGCTACGATAGCGCAAGGATTTAGAGGAGATCAGATGGGTTGTGTGTACGTGGTGACGAATACCTCTACCGGAATGCAATATGTGGGCAAAACAAAAGGCCCCCTTGCTGCACGGAAGAAGCAACACCTTTGTGAAACGCGACACGTTTGTTATTTTCATAAGGCAATTAAGAAATACGGCAAGCAGAACTTCAAATGGGAAGAGCTTTATGTTTCCGCTGATGAAGAGGATTTGTATTCCAAAGAGACCTTCTTTATAGAGAAGTTGAATACACGTATTCCCAATGGGTACAATATGACATTGGGAGGAGATGGTCTACGAGGAGTGATTTTCTCTGACGAGTGGCGAGTTAAGAACAAGGAACGGGCTGATAAGTTGTCTAAGGCTGTGTACTGTCTTGAGACGAATAAAGTGTACAAGTCAAGGGCTGAAGCGGCTAGGGAATTAGGATTAGGTTACTCTAGTGTATCCCATTGTGTAGCTGGAACCATTCGTCATACAGAAGGGAAACATTTTTGCGATGCCAAGGATATGGAATATTTCAAGACTCATTGTGACATTTCTTTGGATGGGACTAAGCCTTCTTTGAGTAAAGAACACAAAGCGCAATTAAGTGTCCTGCTCAAAGGAAAGAAAAAGCCTGCGTCTTATTCTGAAAAGTTATCTGCTAGAATGAAGGCGCAAATGGCTTCCTATTCTGAAGAAGAACTGAAAGCAAGGATGTCGAAGATAAGCAAGGGTAAGATGAAGGGAGAGGATAATCCTTCGGCTAGAGCAGTCATTTGCATGGATACGCAGACTATGTATGTCACCATGAAAGACGCCGTAGCGAAATTGGGATTACCTCCGAAAGCGGGTTCCAATATCAGTAGTTGCTGTTCAGGGAAACTTTGGACGGCATATGGGTATCATTGGAAGTACGCCGAGGAAAAAGCAACCATATAGGTGCTTAAAGGAGACAGAAGATGCTTGTGAATTGGACTGGTGATGGTGCTAAGGTTATGCAGGTTCCGGGTACTCAGGACATGGTAGTTCTTGCCCCCGGTTACAATCAGGTCGATGACAATCAGTGGAAGCAGGTAAGGAATCTTGTCCTTGTCCAGATTGCGAATGAGAAGATCATCGAAGAGTGGGCTGATGTTGAAACTAATAGTGCGAAGCATAGGGAGGCGGCGTTTCATATTCCCGCTGAACTTGAGAAGGATCAGAAAACTACGGTTCGTATCCCGGTGACGTTCAAGGATATCACAAGGAAGCGTACTGATAAGGTTATCGCAGAGACGTACCATCCCAAGACCTTGCAGAAGTGGTACGAGGAAGATGGAAGGGATGATATCCGCGCCAAGTTGTTCATGCAGCTTGAGGGCGTCAACAAGGGTAGTATTACCGGGGAACGGAAGAAGAAGTAAGGAGCAACTATGAGCGCAACGCCCGAGGAATGGATTCCTGTTATTGCCCCTTCGATGTCCCTTACATCGGGATATTCCCTCTATATAGATGAGGCAAAGACAATCACTTCCTCTGGGTATTTTGGTGCTAGTTGGGCCAAAGCTGTTGCTCTTAGGGCGGCGCATGAGTGGACTCTAAATAGCAGACGTGGTGGTCAGTCAGGTGTGGAGACATACCTGATGGAAGGGCGGTTGTCCAAGTCCTTTGGTGGTGTGGGTGTCATTCGTGACTCCCTTCAGCTTACCAACTACGGGATGCAATTGCAGGAACTCATGTCTTCGATGCCGGGGTCAGTGGGGGGAATTGCCTCTACTACCATTTTGACCACTTATCTTGGTGGTGGCGGATGATATTCGACGAGTATCAGGAACCTCTCCAAGTTTGGAGGATGGTGACTCCTTCCGGTGCATGGGTAGACCCTGTGTGGACTTCCATGTCAGGAATTGTAGGAAGGATTGAACCTGTTTCTGGTAACGAGTCTTTCTTGCAGAATCAGAGCTTTGCCGATGTGTCCGAGATATGTCTTGCTTCCTATGATTACAGGAATTTCATCCGTCCCAAAGATGGGATAGTGGATGCTGACGGAATACAGCGTGAAGTGGTGGGCGAGATTGAACTGTGGAAGAATATCCACCCTCATATCGCCTTCAAGCTGAAACGCGCACAGTGGGCGGTTACATGAGTACCCAATATGTGACTACTAAGGGTGTTCTCACGGATGGGAGTCTTGCCAATGTGGACAGCGACTTTGAAAGTCTGCTTGAACGCATTGGTGAAGAAACCATGGTGGAGATGAAGCACTTTACAGAGCCTTTCGATGATGAAGGTACTCTTACGGATTCTATCACTTGGCGTACTCAGGCTAACTACCATCATATTTCAAACAACGAACATTTGATTGAAAAGCCTGATAACAAACATGCGGTGGATATCGGTTCCAAGGCTCCTCATGCGTTTTTTAGGGAGAACGGCACAGGCCCTCACATGCACCCCGAAGGATCTGAGGATTTTGTGAACGCCATGCTTGGATGGGGATTCAGGAAAGGCATGGACGAGGATGAAATATGGAAGGTGATTTGGGCTATTAGGAAACGTGGAACGGCAAAGCATCCTTTTGCCTACCCTATGATTCCTAGGTTGGATTACATTGCCCGCAAGCACATTGGTGAATGGTTGCGTATGATGGGAAATAGGGCAAAAGCATGATCCTTGAAGACATGGTGACGTATCTCCGAGGATACACCGCGCTTACTACTATATCGGGGATTCCTTCTACGGTGTTCTCGGCTGCCAAGATATTCCCCATACAGGCACCCACAGGCACGGTCATGCCGTATCTGATTGTGGAGGTAGCGGAGGGAAGCAGGGGAAAGATGGCCGCTCAGTCCACTGAATCGAACCCTATGATTCGCATAACCGTGGATGGTGGCCCGAATCAAAGTGTGGCTTGCGGAAAGATCATGGAGAAGGCGCAAAAGGCGTTGGAGAACTTCAGAGGACTGATGGGTGGGACAAGCGATGCCTTCTTCACCTGTTCTGAGATACGGAGTTGGGCGGGGATGTCTGGAAGCTGCCGTTTCCAGATGAACGTGAGCGGAAGATACGTGGAAACACGACAAGTACCTTAATACGGTACTAACTATAAGGAGGATATTATGGCGAAGGACCGTTTGGTAGGTGCTGATGCGACTTTGTATAAGGGCAGTGTAGCTGCTGTTGCGACTTCTGCTGGTGCGATGGTAGCAGGGGCTTTCTATAAGATTGCCACCATTTCAGGAACTTCGGTGTTTGCGAACGGATACGCTGTCGGCGACATCATGGTGGGTGATGCGGGTAAGACCTTGTCTGCCTCCAATAGTGCGTATCTCATCACCGCTACTGAGATGCTTGACGTGAATGAGTTCAGTATTGCATTCAAGTCGGATAAGATTGAAACGACAACCCTTAGTGATAGTGTCAAGAAGTTCAGGAAGGGTAAAACCGATATGTCTGGTTCGGTCAAGGGTATTAATACCGTCTCCATTATGAAGACGGCGGGTTCTGCCCTCAATCGTTTCCTGCGTATTGTGAATCTTGGAGCTACCTACTCTGGTACGCTTTCTACTGTGGATGGTTCTGACCTTATTGGTGTGTTCTATCTTCAGAAGGATGCTACTACCGTAGGAGAGACTGAGGCGTACATGGTTGCTCAGATTGAGCTTTTCGGCTACAATCTCGGTGCGGCTGTTGCCAATGCTCAGTCGTGGGATTCCAGTATCCGCATAATTGGTGCTGATCCTATCGTCTACTTTCAGGCTAACTGATCCTAGTTTCTAACTTCATAAGGAGGATATACCCCTATGGTACTGACCGTTTCAAGCAAGAGAGAGTTCATTCCGAAGTTCAACGGCAACGACAAGGCACCTGTGGCCGATCAGATCAAGGTTGTCCACAAGGCCCCCACCATGGCTATCAAGGAGCGGGTGATGCCGAGGGCCTTCAACCTCGATCAGGATGGCAAGACTTCTATCCACGTCGAGATTGACCGGAAGAGGATCATCAAGGAATTCGGGGTGGAGATCACGAATTGCGCTTACAAGATCGAGGATGAGAAGGACGTGGTGTGCAAGATCAGGGATGCGGAAACACTGTTTAATGCTCCCCCTGAGTTCGATCCGCTGATCGACGAACTCTACACCTATTTTCAGGAGCTTCTGAATACGAAGGTGAACGAAAAAAACTAAGAGTCGCCTACCGGCTCGTATACGAGGGTAGGCACAAGGACAAGTACAGGGCTGAAAAGGGTCATGTACTTGTCCTTGCAGCGAAGATAGGTGGCGAGGATGTCCTTGTCACAAGAGATGAAGTAAAAAAGTATGTAAATGACCCTGAATTCAATTTCTACTTTAATGTGTACCAAATGGTGAAGCTGTGGGGAATGCCGAATGGTAGAGGATGGGCTGAAGAGGACAAGAACGTAATCGAGGCGATAACGGCTTTGGAATTGGAAGCGAAGGCTCTGGAATCCGAGGAGGTTGCTAATGCCGGGAAGCGGACAGGTTGAACAGGTAACTGTACGCTTTCAAGCGGACATCAACCAGTATATACAGGCAATAGCTCAAGCCACCAAAGCCATTCAGGGCTTTGCTTCTGGTGCCGAGGGTTCTACCGCCAAGGCTATGGCTGCTTCGGTGAAAGTGGCACAGGCTTATTCCAAAGTTGCCCAAGAATCAGGCAAAGTAGCTATTGAACAGGCTAAAGTCGCTGCCGCCGCTGATAAGGCGGCTTTGGCGCATGACCGGCTGGCAAGCAGTAGCAACAAGTCCTCCTCTTCCATGGGTAACATGGGTTCTGCTTTACGTGGTGTCATCGGTCAATATCTCAGTCTTGGGATAGCTATTAGGCAAATTTCTAATATAATCAAGGAAGGCATGGACTTTAATCAGTTCATGGAGGTATCCACTACAGCTTTTGGTGTAATGATAAAATCAATAGATCAGGCTAAAACTAAAATGAAAGAATTGTTTGATTATGCCGTGGTTAGCCCTTTGACATTCAGGGACGTAGTTTCCGCTTCCCGACAATTAATGGCATATGGATTCACTGCTAGAGAACTTATTCCTACTATAGATACTCTTGGTATAGTTGCCAAAGCCACGGGTGTCTCATTGGGTGATATGGCCTATGTATATGGAACCTTGCGTTCTCAGGGTAGGGCATACACACGAGATTTGATGCAGTTTGCTATGCGTGGTGTTCCTATCTATGAAGAACTTGCTAAGGTGATAGGTAAACCAGTTGGTCAATTGCAAAAAATGACCGAACAGGGAAAGATTGGATTTGCTGAAGTAGAAAAGGCATTCCAGAACATGACTACAGGGACTGGAAGGTTCGCTGGATTCTTTGATGAGTACATGAAGACCTTTGAGGGTAAGATGTCGATGCTGACGGATGTGTGGCAACAGGCGACAGGGAAACTAACAAAAGCATTTTTTGAAAGCCTCAAGCCTTTGATCGATGGCCTGACTAAATATCTTCAGGAAAATGGAACCCAATGGACGATATTAGGCGGAAAAATAAGTGAAGTTTTACAATATATAATTAAGATAAAAGATGCCTTTATTGCTATAGGTATAGGATTGATCTCCAATCAAATATTGAAGATACTAATACCTGCGATAGTGGCATTACAGGCTACATTGGCAGGCACTACTGGATTAGTTGCCACTTTAGGTGCGGTTAGTACCGCATTGGGCGGTTGGCCCGTGCTTATTGCAGGAGCTGTTGCCGCATTGGTTTTGTTACTCAATAAAATAAATGATATAAGAGCTGCCGCACCCAAAGAAGGGAGTACATGGTCGTTTGTGGAGCCTATTCGTAATACACAATTGGATTCTACAGCCATGGGAGGCAGCACTGCAAGTCCTTATGCCCAACGTATATTCGGGGCGATCACAGGACAAAAGCCCATAATGGCGATTTCTGCCGAGGAACAAGCCAAGTTAGATGAGGCTGCTAAGGCATTGGAAAAAATGATGGATCTCCTCCGCAAGTATCAAGACGAATGGGCGATGATACAAGCAAAGAATCTTGTTACGAGTGGGGCGGATGTATATGCTGTAGCCAATTTAGAGAACAAGTTACGGATAGAAGAAATGAAAGAGAAGTTAAAGGGATATGACTCTATACTCACGCAAGCGTTATCCATACAGAAACTTATACATCAAGACGCAATAGATAAGATCAATAAGGAAGTAGAGGCCAAAAAACAAGCATCTAGGGACGCTTCACTTGATGTTATTTTGAAGGCTAGAACAGATGCAATGGCTCCATATTGGGCATCTCAAGAAGGCCCCAACGATAAGTGGAAAGCCCCTCTCGCTTTGGCAAACAGTGAACTAGACAAAGTCACGAAACAGATTGCAGAGTTAGATGTGATGTCATTAGACTATGATGCCACATTGAAACGTCTGACAATAGAACAAGGTAATTACAATTTAGCCATTGCTTTCTACACAAGAGAACTTCACAAAGGAGAATTGGCAGATTACGAAAAGGCTGCACAAGATAAAATGGTGTTGAATAGAAGGATAACTGCTTCTGAAAAAGCCATGCTTGAGGATCTTGCCAAGGATCTCGATGAAAAAGTGGCGCGATATGATAATATGATGGGAGGCGGCGATCCTGCTTTCTATACAAGAAATAAGATATCAGCAGTGGAAAACTTCGACAAACATGATTATGTCGGATTTGCAGGAAATGTTGCTGTTGCCGCAACCCAAGGAATGGGGGGTATAGGGAAGATAGTACAAGGATTTTCAGGTGGGGCTATGAGCGGAATCATGTCCACAATAGGTGTCTTGGGTGGTGCATTAGGTGCTCTGGGCGGATTCATCCTCAATATCGTGACTCAATCCAAACCTATAATGGATCTTATCGAGGAAGTGACTTATTCTGTAAGTCAGGCGCTTATGCCTGTAATTGAAACCTTAGCGAATATGCTAAGATGGCTCTACGATTCGGTCATAGTGCCTGTAGGCAATGCCCTCATTGATATAATCAACGGGGTCATAGGGGCTATAAATAATGCGTTAGGTTGGCTTGGAGTGAATATTAGTAAATTGGATCATCTTATGACTACTTTTGAAGCGAAAATGCAACAAGAACGCTTAAAAACGTCTACTGATGCACTGAGTCAGACCATAGATGCCTTAAAGAAAAAACTTGAAGAGAGTGTGAACTCACAGATACAGAGCTACAAGGACTTGTACGAAGTGGGAGCGATGTCAGCCACAGACTATGCGGAGAAATCTAAGGCTGCATACGACACCCTTCCTGATAGTATGACAAATTTACTCAGTACGGCGGATGCTCAACTTATTGCATTAGGTGATACAGGTGCCATAGCCACAAGATTGAATCAGCTAATAGAGCTTCAGACCACATTAGATGGAGGCAATCTTTCTGATACGGAAAAGCAAAATTTACTCAGTGGTGCAGGAATAGGTGATACTACAGTTTCTCCTTCCGCTCCCACTCCCACTCCCACAAATTCCGGCATAGATCAGGCTACTATTGATAGGCTTTTGCCTTTATATGAAGATGCGAAGCGAAGATATTCGGACGCCGTCACCCTCCATCCCGAAGGCTTCGAGACCGTGCTCGAAGCCGCCACTGTACGAGGGTACAAACAGCAATTAATAGATGCTGGATACGCCGGTCCCTTTGCTACGGGTACCTCTAACATCCCCAATGATTCCCTTGCCATGGTACATAAAGGTGAAGGCATCATCCCCGCCACGTTCATGGATAGCATCCGCAAGGGTGATTTGTCTCTGTCTGGTGGAGGGGGGAACGGTGGAGGCAACATAAATGTGACGGTGAATGTGGCAGGTAGCGTGAGGACTGAAAGGGATCTGGCTACAAGCATTGCCACCGAGATTTACAGGCAACGACGAAGCGGACTTTTGACGGTATAGGGGGATATATGGCTGATACAAAAATAAGTGCCCTGACTACTACTACTTCTGGAAGTGTAGGTGACTATATACCCATTGTTCAGGGGGGAGTGACCAAGAAGATACAATTGGGTTCTGGAGGTGGATTGGATGCAGGAAAATTACAGAATGTGACGATATCTGGGCTGACTTCCCCATCCGACATCGGCCTAATCGGGCGATGGAGCGGGGATCATGTGCCGAACTGGCCTGATGGGGTTA